AAGAACAAGAAACCAGAAAAGAACTTGATAAAACTGACCCGAATAAAACTTTTGAAGAATTGCTGGAAAGCAAAATGAGACGAAAAGGTTTGACAAGAGAAGAAGCTGTTGCAGATATTTTAAGAACGGCAACTAAGACAAGAAGTTCTGTAAATAAAAAATTAGGCTTGGAGTGATTGGAAATGAAATATGACTACAATATCTGCACGAATGCAGACGAACAAATATTTGAAAATCAATGCCGAGCATTGGAAACGCATATTCCAAACTTAGTGAAAGATAAACTGCTTGAAGATGTTGACGGTTCTAAAACGCAACGCTATTACAAAGACAAGAAAGAAATTCTTGTAAAAAATAGCTATTATATCGGAGCAGTTTTTATTGAATCTGAGATTGAGTTGGAACATTTTTTTAAATAAAAGCACTTGAAAAAGAATACACACATACAAAGCATCGGGAAACCGGTGCTTTTTTCATACCCAAAATTCAGAAAGGAGCAACGATGCAACTTTTATTTTTCCATGCGGACTACTGCCCGCCCTGCAAACAGATGCAACAGGTTGCAGAGCAGTACGCCGCTCAGACCGGCATTCCGCTTTATACGTTCCGCACCAATGATGTATATGCAGGAAATGCCATGGCAAAGCAACACCATGTCAAACGGCTGCCCTGCCTGATTCTGCTGAACGATGACGGAACAGAATGCTGCCGGACGGAAGCCCTGCTTTCGCTGGAAACCTTACAGATTGCATTTCAGACGACCGTGAAGGGAGGTGAAACACATGGAAGAAACAACGAACACCCAGATGGAACAACTCGTCACAGAACCACCAGCTCTGACCGCAGAGGACGTTTCAAAGATGATTGCGGATGCAGTTTCTGCATCTGAAAAGAAGCGAACAGAAGCCCAGCGGCTGGCAGAAATGACCGACCAGCAGCGAGCAGAAACAGAACGGGATACCTATAAGCAGCAGCTGGAAGCATTGCAAAAGGAAGTCGCTCTGACTCAGATGCAGAACACTGCGAGAACCATTCTTGCAGAAAAGGGCGTGCATCTACCGGATATGCTGCTGAAAACGCTGGTTACAGACGATGCGACTACAACCAAAACCAATGTGGAAGCGTTTTCAAAGCTATTCTCGGAAGCAGTAGAATCCGCTGTAAAGGAACGGCTCAAAGGTGAACCGCCGAAGCGGCAGAACAACAGCCGAATGACAAAAGAACAGATTTTTGCCATTCGGGACGATGCAAAACGCATTCAGGCAATTCATGAAAACATGGATTTATTCACATAATAGGAGGTATTTTTTCCATGGCAGTACAGGCAAACACCAACGTAAAGACCGATTTCGCAAAGGCACAGAGCATTGACTTTGTGACCCGATTCAATGGCAGCATCACCAAGTTGCAAGAACTGCTGGGGCTGACCCGCAAAACCGCTCTTTCCAATGGCTCTTTGATTAAGACTTATACATCCAGCGTCACGCTGGCGGCTGGTGATGGCGTTGTTGCAGAAGGCGACATCATTCCGCTTTCCAAGGTGGAAACCAAGCCGGCAAATACTTATGAACTGGCATACAAGAAGTACCGGAAAGCCGTCACGATGGAAGCCATTCAGCGTTCTGGATTTGATACCGCCGTTACCGAAGCAGACAACAAGCTGATGAAAACCATTCAGGCAAAAATTCGGGCAGAATTGATTGCTTTTCTGGCAACTGGTACAGGAACGGCAACCGGTGCAACATTGCAGGCAGCCATTTCCAACGCATGGGGGAAGTTGCAAGTACTCTTTGAAGATGATGCCGCCGGGAGCGTCATTGTGTTGGTCAATCCGATGGATGTGGCGGACTATATCGGCGGTGCATCCATCACCACGCAGAATGCTTTCGGTATGACTTATTTCAAGGCGTTTACAGATGTTTCGATGTTGACAAACGCCAGCGTTCCGCAGGGCAAGTTTTACGCAACGGTTGCAGATAACCTCAATCTGGCATATCCAGTTGTATCCGGCGGAGAAATCGGCAAGGCGTTCCCGTTTACAACAGACGCTACTGGTTTGATTGGCATTCTGCACGACACAGACAGCACCCGAATGAACTATGAAACCACCATTGTCACCGGTCTGACGATGTTTGCGGAACGGCTGGACGGCGTTGTAGTTGGCACGATCGGCGGCTAATCATGGAGTTGTTGGAACAGGTACAGGCTCGTTTATCCGGCGAGCCGATTGCTGCGGAATCTGCACGGCTGCAAATACTATGTGATTTGGCAAGTGTGCGGATTTGTCTGCGAATCCGAGAACCGACCTTGCCAGAACTTTTTGTGCCGATTGCTGCGGATGTCGTTGTAAAGCTGGTACGGCGTTGGAACTATGAAGGCATTGCATCCGAGGGAGCAGACACGCTTTCCACCAGCTTTGTGGAAGATGTCCTCGCAGAATATGACGATGAATTTGCAGCCTATCGGGAAACCAAAGCGGCAGAAAACGGCGGAAAGCAGGTGCGGTTCTTATGAGATATTTTTCGGTTGCTCTGCTGCGAACGGTACAGACAGGAACAGACCCGCTGGGGAATCCCGTCTGCACTTTACAGCCCACAAAACCGGCTTATCTGGGACGATTCACAGAATGGACAGCAGAAGAAATGCAGCTGGTCGGCAGAGTTGTCACAGAATCTCAGCGAAAACTGCTGACCAACGCCCCGCTTTCCGTTTGCAAGCAAGCGGCAGCCGTACGAGCCGGAAGTGAAGATTATACCATAACAACCGTCAAGGACTTACAGGGTCGTTGGCGGTTGTTGTATCTGGAAAGGTGGCGGACATGAGGATTCGTTGGAACGGAGCGGAAGAACTGGCAAAAGCGTTATACCAGAAATCGCAGGCGGATTTTCTTGCTGTCTGCAAAGCAGGAACGACCCAGCTGCGGAACAAAGCCAGAGCCAATACCCCTGTTGTGAGAAGCACGCCGTGGCATACAGGCGGTTCTCTGCGGCACAGTTTGCGGATGGAACTGCCGTCCGGAAATGATACGGGGGTTGTCGGTTACACCATCCACTATGCACCGCATGTCGAATACGGACACCGCACCCGAAACGGCGGTTATGTCCAGGGACAGCATTTTCTACAACGGGCAGTAGAAGAAACACAGCCCGTTTTTCTTGCAGCTTGTAAGGAGACATTGAAAAAATGATGTTGCGAAAACTGAGTTTTGCGGAAATTGCAGCGGGCATCTTGCAAACACTGCGAACCAATACCCGTTTACCCGTTATGATTGCTATGATGCTGTTCCGCAGGACGCTCCTTCTCCGCTTCTGTTTGCGGAGGTTGTCGGAAAACGGGATGCTTCCAGCAAAACCATGTACAAGGAAATTTTCACGGTGCAGATTCATGCGATCGCATCCCCCGGCAATGCCCGAACAGAAATTTATCAGATGATACAGACGGTGGAAGAGGCACTGACAGAACCGATCTCCTTGCCGGAATCCGTCACGTTGGTGCTACAGACCGAAACCGGCGTACAATCTTTTCAGCAAGACGAAACCACAGAATGGCACGCCGTGCTTGCCTATGAGATCATGGTAAGCTACGGCATGAAGTGCAAAATTTAAGGAGGAATTTTTTATGGCAGAAACAAAAGCAGCCACTGCTTATGATGGTCAAATTTATTGTCCGTTTCCGGATAGCGTTGCAAAGGCAGGGCAGGACATTATTCTCTGCATTTACAACACAGACGGCACAAAGCTGCTTGCAGTTGCCGGACAGCAGAGCCTGACCATCAACCGCAGTGCAGACACAGTGGAAGTTACCAGCAAAGACATCGCAAGCGGCTGGAAATCTCAGATTGCCGGAACAAAGGAATGGAGCATTGACACAGACGGCATCTATTTGCAGGGGGCAGAATCGCACAAACTTCTGGGAACGTATTACAAGCAAGGTGATTTGGTTTGTCTGAAAGTTTGGGACAGAAAGGAAAAGAAGTCGCTCTTCGGCGGTCTGGCAGTGATTACCGATTACACGCTGGAAGCCCCCTATGATGATAGCATGACTTACAGCCTCTCTCTGGCTGGATACGGCGAATTGGTTGATTTAACCGCATTAGATGCTGCATCTGCCGCCAAAGTGGTGGATGTTCCGCAGGCATAACAGGAAAGGAGTTCTTAAAAATGAATTACACCGTACAGGGGCAGGACTATCACCTGCATTACAGCATTGGACGAATCGAACAGATTGAACGGGTCATCAAACAGGCAGTTACGGGCGTTCTAGTCGCTCTGGCTGACCAGAATTATCCGTCTGTTGCAACATTGACAACCTTGTTTGCCTATGGTCTGCTCTCTGAAAAGGGCGAATATGCCCCCATTAAGGCTGCAACCGAATACGCACAGCAGCAGTTGCAGGAATCCGGCTATCTGGCAATGATGAACGCTGTCATCGAACAGATTCAGGAGGACTGCGGTTTTTTATTCCGGTAAATCTGGTTTCCTACACCTACTTTCCAGCCAATCCAGAACCGCCGGATCCGGAAAAAGAACGGTTTTCGGCGGTTTCTGAATTTGCGTTCTTTGCGGTGCAGTTTGGCTATACCAAAGCCGATTACAACGCTCTTACCCCGACTGAAAAGATGTTTATTTTAAAGGCGTATGAAGATAAGGTTGTTTCCGATTCGTCTGTGCTGGCAAAAGCGGTTTCCAATGCAGTCTATAACACGCTGCGGAAAAAGGGCAAGCCGCCGCAGAAACTTTGGAAAAAACAGCCGAAGCAAACCAATCCGGAACAGCGAAAGGCAGAACTGGCAGAGATTTTGGAAGCTGACCGGAAAATGGGAACGGCTTGGGTGGATGCAGTCTATGCGGCAAATGGCAGAAAACGGCGAAAGAAGGTGGAATGATGGCAGATTTTTATTATTATGCGGCAGAAAAAAGCGGCGTGTATTTTGCAGATGCCGACCGCATCACAACCGCTCCGGTAAGTGAACGGCTCTGTGAAAAAGGTTACCACACCGGAAGAGATTGGGGGCTGTACTGGACGGATTTTTCTGTGACCGCCCCAGAAGTGGAACAGTACTTTGTAGATGTCCCCGGCAGACATGGTTTGTTGGACTTTTCCGAAGTGCTGATGCGGCATCCCGTCTATAAGAATGCAACTTTGACCGCTCAATTTGTAGCAAAGACAGACATGGCAAACTGGCACACGCTCTATCGTACCATTCGCCGTGCATTACACGGCAGACGAATGTGCATTGCAGCTGACACCGACCCGCAGCATTGTTTCGTTGGTCGGTGTACGGTTGCTTCTGAAATGGTCGATGCCGTTCATGCAGTTTTTACGATTGCAGCAGATATTGCACCGTATACCTACGGAAATGCTCCGCTGCAATATGGTTTTCTCTGGGACTTCACTACTTTTTATGAGGAACTGTTGCCGGAGCCGATTATTTTCGATGAAAATGGTGAAGCTTCCGTGAGATTGCATTCTAATATCGTACAAACTGCTCATGCAGATGGTTCTAAAATCATTTTTGGAAATCTGGATATTTACACCGAGCAAGCCTGCACATTCCAAGAACAAGGAAACGATGCCACCAAGCGAGATTTGATTGCCATGGGAGAAGAGCGATATTGCAACCGGAATGTTTATAATGTCTATGATAGAGATGTAGACCGTACTTCTTATTCCAACCTACTTTGTTTTTCCAACGGAACGCCCGGCACACAAATTGCGGTTTTTTGCCGTTATCAGGAGTTGTTATAGTTATGTATTATGTTTATTCCTATTTATACGATGACGTTTACACCTATTATGATAATGCAACGAAAAAAGAAAAATATGCACTCAAGCAACGCCTGCTGCACATCCCGAATCTGGATGTGTTCTTAAAAGATGCCGTTTTAACGATGTCCATGAACAAATCCGGCATGTTTACATTCACCATTCCGGCAGGCAGTTCACAGGCAGAAAATATTGCTGTTTTACGAAGCGTCTTAACGGTTTATACCGACTGTCCACGATTGACATTCCTCTGGGCAGTCAGACCCATCCGCGTAGAAACCGACCTCTACGGCAATCAGACCTATACCGTGGAAGGGCTGCTTTCTACCTTAAATGATACCTTTGTTGCTCCGACCGCTTACACGCAAACGCTATTGTTAAACTTCATGAATTATGTTCTTATGAGTTCTTTTTCTCCACGGCGACTTCATTTGTCCATCGGCAACATGGACAACCGGACAGATATTCCATCCAACGAACCGGGAAAAACATATGTGTTTCCAGACTATGACCCACCGGAAGGTTCAAAAATGCTGGTGTTTCCACGTTTGACAGAAAATGACATCAGCGATTCCCTACGTTATGTCGACCAATATACCGAAAATGGAGCGGATGGAACAGTCCGAGTGGAACGAAAACTAACTCGTTGGTGGAATAGTTACGAAAGCGTCATGGAAATCTTCCAAACCAAAATGATTGACTATTTCGGTGGATTTTTGGAAGTTTACGCAGACCAGCCCCATATGGTAAGAGAAGGCTGTTTCCATCTGCGATATTTAGACCCAGAAGCAGAAGAAAGCCATCTGAATCAAACCATTGAAGTCGGTAAGAACATTTTAGAATTGTCCAGTACGTACAACATGGAAGATTTCTATACGGCGTTTTATCCAGTAGTGACGGCGGAAGATGGTTCTGAAAAGTTGTTTACTCGCACTCCAGGTACTCCGTCAAAATGTTTTTGGTCTTACTATTATGAAAGTGACACTGTATATCCTGGAAATTATGTTGCTTGGTTGGGACTCTATCTTGTCAACAACAATTTGTACCGAAAATATGGGATGATTCTCAAAAAGGTTGCGTTTTCATTTGACGAAACCGATACAAAAGAAAACAAAGAAAAAGCTGTCATTGATTTTGCAATGAAGATGCGAGAACCACGGGCAACCGTTACCATCAAAGCCGTGGATTTGAGCCCGATAGAATCCAATACAGATTGTTTCCAAGTAGGCAGACAAGTAAAAGTATGCTGTCCGGAACAAGGAATTGAAGAATGGATGACCATTGAGGAACTGACCATCTATCTGAATGACCCAACACAATGCACTGTTACATTGAACGGAACACTGGACAGCATTTCCAAATTGGTTGCAAGGGGGTGAAGCGATGGCAGATTATACGCTGTCTGCGAAAATTACAGCGGATAGCAAAGATTTTCAAAAAGGCATGGAAGCCGCAAGGAAAAAGGCAGAAGAAGTATCCAACGAATTAAAACAATCCAGTTCCAGCTATAACGAAATCGCTAAAAAAATGGGGATTACAGTTGATCAGCTAAAATCTAAAATTGCAACCTTAGCAGCAGAATATAGAAAATCTGGAATGTCTGCGTCTGATGCAATGAAAAAAGCACAGGCAGAATTCGGCTATGTGAAAACAAGTGTCGACAATGTCAAAGATTCGGCAAAAGGATTGAAGGATGTTCCAAATGCAATTTCAAAATGGTCAACTACATTCAACGCTGTAAAAGCGGCGGCAAAAAGCTTCCAATCTTCTGTACAAGCAATTGAAACGACTATTCAAGGCGTTTCAATTGCTGCTTCCAAGATGGCATCTACAGCAAGTGAAGCGTTATCAAAAGCTGGGGATATTGCTCAGAAAATCGGTTCTAAATTTCAGTCCATCGGTGACACACTCAGCGGACTGGGCGGAAAATTTACGGCTGTTGAAACAGCGGCGGCTGGTTTTGCAACGGCTGGATTAAAAAAAGCAGCAGATTCTGCCATTGATTTTGATACGCAAATGCGAAAAGTCGGTGCAATTTCGGACGCTTCCGATGCTCAGTTGCAGGCTTTGCGGGATGCCGCTCTGGAATTGGGTGCAACGACTTCCCTATCTGCTTCCGAAGTTGCAGCGGCGATGACGGACATGGCAACGAAAGGACGGGATGCCAACCAAATTATCGCAGATATGCCCGGCATTATATCTGCGGCAGAAGCATCCGGTGAAGATTTGGCGTTGGTTGCGGACACCGTTACCAATGTCATGAATACGTTCGGGGACGCTGCCGGCGATGCCACGCACATTGCGGATGTGCTGGCAGAATCTGCAAACCGCACCGCTGCCGGCGTTTCTGACTTACAATATGCCTTTAAATATGCCGCTCCAACGGCTTCCGCTCTTGGTATCAGCATGGAAGAATTGGCAGCTGCAACCGGTGTCATGGTGGATGCTGGCTTGCAGGGTGAACAAGCCGGTACAACATTGCGTTCGATGTTTACTTCTATGGCGAAGCCAACTGATGATGCAAGAGCTGCAATGGAAGCGTTGGGCATTTCTTTCTTCGACAGCGAAGGGAAAATGAAATCCATCGGAACAATTGTTGGAGATTTGCAAACAGCAACCGCTGGATTGACGGATGAAGCAAAACAGAATGCCTTAGTTACCATTTTCGGTACAGAAGCCCTGTCTGGCTTGCAAACAATGATGAATGCCACACCGGGCAGTATTGAAGAAATGACCAGTGCATTGCAAGGATGTAATGGGACTTCCGCTGAAGCAGCATCTGCCATGAAATCCGGTGTCGGTGGTGCGATTGAAAATATGCAGGGGGCATTAGAATCGTTCAGCATTGCAGTCGGTTCTTCCCTTACCCCGACCATTCAGAAAGCCGCTGAAACAGTCGCCGACATTTTCACTGCCATGACAACTGCATTCGATGAAAACGGATTCGTGGGGGCGTTGGATGCGGCTCTGAACCGGATTCAGGAACTTTCTCAGGCTGGCACGATTGCCCCTATCTTCGGAACGATCGCAGATAAAATCGAACAGCTGCGGGAAAAAATTGCAGCATTGAAAGATGCTGGCGTTCCGATCGAAAAGATTGTCCTTGCTTTTGCAGCATTGCCACCTGCTCTGATGCTGAGTGGAAATGCGATTTCGATTTTAGGGGCTGGATTGTCCGGCATTGGCTCTGTTTTAGGGACAGTATCGGGTTTGTTTGGCGGAATCAGCAACAGCATTTCCAACACCACCGAATGGTTGGGTACATTCAAAGGCAAATTATCCGCAACAAAGGATTCTATTTCTGCCCTGTTCAACATACAAGGCGGAAATGGATTTCTCAGTACGCTACAAACGCTGCTTTCTTCTGTGAGCAGTGTTTTTTCTAACATTTTAGGGGTTGCATCCAGTTTCGGCGGGCAGTTTCTTTCCATCCTGATGAAGGCATTTTTCTTCGGGGCGATCGGCGGCTTGCTGTTGGCTGGCTTCGGGTTGCTGGAAAGTAATTTTGGTGCAGAGATTGACCAGTTTTTACAGACAGTGCAGAAAAAAGCTCCGCAGATGATCGCTTCGTTCTGCGATGGCATCACCGAAAAGCTGCCGGAACTGATCACTGCCGGCGGCTTGCTGTTGTCGAAATTGCTGGAAACCATCACGGCAAGTCTGCCGGCAGTGCTGACAGGCGGTGCACAGATCCTGACGACGCTGGCAAACGGGTTCGCCAATCAATTGCCGCTGCTGCTCGACAAGGCTGCTGCTGCTCTGACAACCTTGATTCAGGGGCTGACCGAGAATATGCCGCAGATTTTACAGGCTGGCATGAATGTCCTGACTGGGCTGATCGCCGGCATCTCCAATGCTCTGCCACAGCTGATTCCGGCAGCTGTAGAAATGATTTTGCAACTGGTAATGGGATTACTGGACAACCTGCCGCAGTTGATCGACTGTGCGTTGAATTTGATGATGGGACTGGCGGAAGGTCTGATCAACGCCATTCCGGTGTTGATTGAAAAAGCCCCTGAAATCATTCTGAAGCTGCTGATGGCACTGGAAGAGGAAATTCCGAAGATTTTACAGACCGCATGGAATTTGATCAAAGCATTGGCACAAGGATTATGGGATGCCATTCAACTGCTGCTGGACATGGTTGCCACAATTGCTTCCAAAATTGCCAATGCAGTGCTGGCGACACCGGTCGGGCAATGGGCGAAAAGTTTGGTTGAGAAGTTCATAAATGCATTTCAGGTCATTGTTGCCAAAATCAAAAAAATCATGGACACGG